ATGACCAAGAAAAAAGCCCACAAACCTGGATCAGCCACCATTGCGCTGAATAAACGCGCCCGCCATGAATACTTTATCGAAGATGAATACGAGGCTGGTCTTGCCCTGCAAGGGTGGGAAGTCAAATCTCTGCGCGCCGGCAAAGCCAACATCAGCGACAGCTATGTCATCCTGAAGGATGGCGAAGCCTATCTCTTCGGTGCCAACTTTACGCCGATGGCCGTGGCATCGACCCACTACGTCTGCGACCCGACGCGTACCCGTAAGCTGCTGCTTAATCAGCGCGAGCTGGATGCCCTGTACGGCCGCATCAACCGTGAAGGTTACACCGTCGTCGCCTTGTCGCTGTACTGGAAGAACGCCTGGTGCAAAGTGAAAATCGGCGTCGCCAAAGGTAAGAAGCAGCATGACAAGCGTACCGATCTCAAAGATCGCGAGTGGGCGCTGGATAAAGCCCGCATTATGAAACACGCTGGCCGCTAATACCCTCTTTTTAAGGGCCGGCTCAGCTGGCCCTTATGCGCTATATCGTTGTTGATGCTGCTTTTTCACCCACCCCGCCCCCATAATCGTGCGAACGAGTGCTGGTAACTTCATTCACAAATCTGTTATACTCGCCTTAACACATTGGGGCTGATTCTGGATTCGACGGGATTCGCGAAACCCAAGGTGCATGCCGAGGGGCGGTTGGCCTCGTAAAAAGCCGCAAAAAAATAGTCGCAAACGACGAAAACTACGCTTTAGCAGCTTAATAACCTGCTAAGAGCCCTCTCTCCCTAGCTTCCGCTCTTAAGACGGGGAATAAAGAGAGGTCAAACCCAAAAGAGATCGCGTGGAAGCCCTGCCTGGGGTTGAAGCGTTAAAACTAATCAGGCTAGTTTGTCAGTGGCGTGTCCGTCCGCAGCTGGCCAGCGAATGTAAAGACTGGACTAAGCATGTAGTGCCGAGGATGTAGGAATTTCGGACGCGGGTTCAACTCCCGCCAGCTCCACCAAATAAAACAAAGGGTTACGTGAAAACGTAACCCTTTTTTTTTGAACATTGGCGGCAAAATGGCGGCAGACATTTATCAATGCAAAGGACTACCGATATGAAAAAATCACTTTTGATACTGTTACTCTTAACCTCATGCAATGCCTTAGCTGACAAAATCCCAAGCTCCATTGAGAATGTTATCGCTATCTTTCAAACAAGGACGCATAGCCTTGAAAAAGGCGAGTTAACAGTTAGATACGGCAGACCTGAAGTTACTGAAGAGATGGCCCATTCGTTCCTTGACAGTATTTGTACTGATTTCTTCATGAACAAATGGAAGCCTGAGACGATTAAAAAAATCACGCTTGTGAATATCACGCGCGATCAAGGTTATAAAATCAATGCGGGTGGCGCTGAATGTAAAAACGCGGGCTTTATGAACTCTGATAAAACGAAAATCTACATCGAAGATGCCACTCAGTTTTGACATCATGGCCTTATTAGTTGGTGCCATTCATAGGCATTTTGAATTGGTTTAGAAGTTCATATGCCCCTGCCCCCCTGACGTCGGATGCAGCGGGGCATTATCAATTACACCCGGTGTCATGATAAACCGTACTACGGTTTCATGGGTGATAAAGGTGGCTCCACAATTGATGTTCTGGCACTGACAATAACGCTCTTTTGTCTGGTCCGTTACCCTAAAGCTACTTCGTGTATGTGCCGCATGTCCGCATTTAGGACAATTCATCATATCCGTTTCTCCGCCGCTGCCTCTGAAGTTGCGTTAATAATACACAATATCAATATCGAGAACCAATTATTCAATATTGAGATCATCAATTTTCACTTCCAGTTCGATACTGGTCGTAAATCCGCTATCCGGGTTGACCGTGTGCGTTAACGTCGTGATGGTCCATTCCGCATCATCAATGGGCTGTTTAAAGCCGCTGACCTTTACGGGCATTTCCGTATAGAGATCCGCGCGGCCTTCTGCCAGTTGCAGAGAAAATGAGGCCACGCCGCGCTGTAGTCTCTCCCAGTTCATTTTTGCAGCCCGCTCTGCATTACTGCGGTTCGCATAGGTTCGGTTCAAAACCAGCACGTTCTCATCCGTCCCGATCAGGTAATCCCCCTGCTTTGCTTCCGGCACTTTTTGTTTTGTCGTCCTCCGGCGGCGTTTCACCTTAGCCGTTTCTTTTTTTGCCGGTTCCCGTGTATGCAGCCAGTGCGCGATCACCCCGGTATACGCCCCCCTGTCCGCCAGGCTAAACCGATGGTTGTCACCGTCCTTACGGGTAATAGTGATGACCGGCAGCGGTTTACCACTGGCTGTTTTCCCCTGCCCCTGCCGGATAAAGAGCAGATTACTGTCCTTAACTGAGGCAATCGCGCCGTACTGCCGCGCCAGCTTCATCAAAAAGCTGGCGTCGCTTTCGTTGGTCTGGTCCAGGTGATCCACAGCCTGCGCCGCCACATCATTACCGATGGCAACCTTCAGGCTGTGCCGCGTGGCAATCTCCTTCACCACCTCGCCTACCGTCGTTTTGTGCCAGGACTTTTCCCGGCGGACATTCAACGTCTCCCTGAAATCAGCGCTGCGGGCACGGATTGTCAGTCGATCCGGGCTGCCGCTATGCTCGATCTCATCAACGGTAAACTCCCCTTTTGAAAACAGCGGCTCGCCTTTCCAGCCCAGCGCCAGAGAAATCACCGCGCCACGACGCGGCATAATCACCAGGCCGTCGGCGTCGTCCAGTTCCAGATCGAGCTGATCAGCCTCAAATCCGCGGTTGTCGGTCAGCGTCATACCCAGCAGACGCTTATCCAACGTCTGCGTTGCGTCCTTTCCTTCAATTACGATGCGAAAGGCCGGTATCTTACTGCCCTGATTGAGTAAATCGGTCATCTCACTCACTGCAGTAATCCTCCCACCGTGTTTCTGATATTTCCTACCGCTGCCGCTGCGGAATCCTGCAGGCTGCTAAGCTGGTCACTCAGGCTGCCGAACATTTCGGACAGCGACTCATCAACACGCTTAAGGCCCAGCGAAAACTCTATTTTTCGCGCTTCACCGCTGGCGAAAAACTCCGTTTTCGTCTGGCTCAGGTTTTCAATCACGTACATACCGTAGATGGTCCCGCCACCCTCGATCAGCGGCCAGGCCTTTCCCTGCTCCGCCATTAGCTCCAGTGCCAATAATGACAACCGGCCGCCGGTAACTTCCGGCATGAGGACGCCGGACAGCGTCAGTTGGTCGTTATCTGGCCCCAAAAACTGCGTTGTAGGACGGCGATTAACGCGGTTGTTGGTCACATGCCGCCAGTTCCGCTGATACTGCAGTTGCTGATAGGGCACCGTGCGCAGCTGAAAGACAAACAAGCCCAGAACCATCATCATGAATCGTATCCCCCTTGATCGCTGAAGTTGCTGCGGGCCTTAGCCCTCATGCGGCGCTCGCGCTCATCGAGCTGCCGCGCGACCTCCCGCGCAATATCCTGCGGACTCTGTCCCGGCTGCGCCTGGATAATAATTTGTGCCTGGGTTTCAAACTGGAATACCGGCCGCGTGCCTGCCGGTTTATCTGCTGCAGGGCGATATGATGCTGCTGGCAGACTCATTGGATGAAGCGGCGCGGCCTCTGCGGGCATAGCTCCCCCCATCATTCCGGCCACAACGGACGCCAGCGCCGCCGTCTTCCGGCGGCTGGTCACATAGGCAGGACCGTTAATCAGCTCCGGGCCATTCTCGCCAGCAATGCCCACCTGCCCGCGTGGAATATAGCCGCCACTGTCATACATCCCCGCAAAGAATCCGCCAGCGCCTTTCTGCTGAGGTGCGCCTGGTGATTTGTCTCCGCCGGTCATCCAGTCCGGTAGGTAGCTTTTCACCGATGCCAGCTTGCTCTTGAGCATTTCCCACTTCTCATTGATACCGCTCAGGATGCCATCAATGATCGCGCCGCCCACCGCTTTAAACTTCGCGGGCAGCGCAGCAACATCACTCAGAATTTCATCCCATTTGCTGCTGATGGTCTGCTTAATCACAGCCCATGCCCCTGTCACCCCGGATGAGATGGCATCCCACATTGCTTTAAACTTCGGCCCCAGCGTTTCCCAGTTCTGCCAGATGTAGATGGCTCCCATCGCGATGAGGCCAATTATCGCCAGAATGGGGTTAGCCATCATCAGCCTACCCAGCCACAGAATGGCCTGTCCCGCACCGCCAATCACTTTCGTGATAAGGGCAAATGCAGAGGCAAATTTAAGGCCCAGAACCCCGGCACTCACACGCACTATCGCCATCGGCCCCAGAATGGATGCCAGCGCCAGCGACAACACGCCCGCCGCGGTAGCGACAACGGCAAACACCGCCGCAATTTTGAACAGCGCCGCCGTCAATTGTGGATGACGTTTAACAAACCCGTCGAGAGCTGACGCCAGATCACCTAACCAGTCAGCAATATTTTTCAGTACCGGCGCGACGGTTTCGCCAATACTCGCCATGGCGTTAGTAAACGAGCCGCCAGCGGCTTCCCATTTGTTGCCGAGGGTATTAAGGGACGCATCGACGCGCTCGCGCAGAGTCGCCTGGCTCTCCAGTTTGGCGACGGTTTCACGATAGCCCGCCATGCCTTTTGACATCATAGTATTCAGCGCTTTTAGCACCTCATTATCATTACCAAACAGGGCTTTCGTCGTCGCAAGTTTTGTTTCATCATTTAATTTTTTAAGCTTTTCTAACTGCGCGTACATCTTTTCCAGGCCGCCAAATCCGCCTTTTCCATCGGAAAAATCAAACTTGATACCTTTTGCTTTCAGCTCGTCGTTTACGCCCTTAATATTTTTGGCATCCAGCGTGGCCTGAAAAATTTTACGGTAGGCATTACCCGCTGACTCGCCAGCCATACCGGCCTGATCAGCCATGATCAGAAGCGGACTGAAAGTTTTCGCAGCATCCAATCCCCTCTTTTTGATTATCTCCATTGCGCTGCTGATATTTGCAAACCCCTGGAGCATATTTCCCGGGTCAACGCCCGCGTAATAACCCCGCTGGATCACGTCCATCAGGCTCATCATGTCTTTTTCGGTGGTCTGCGTGGCGTCCTGCAGTTTCGCGGCAAACTCTGCGGCATCCGTCGGTGCCATCTGCAGCTGCACGCCGAGATACGCCGCCGACTCACCCAGCCCGCCCAGGATGACCTGCGCAGACATGCCCTGACGGCGTAACATGGTCATCATGTTCTGAAAGTCTGCCGTGGTGCCGGGCAGCCGGTCACCCAGGGCGATCGCCAGTTTGTTCAGTTGCAGAAACTCCGGCGCTATCTTTCCGCCCGGCCCCATCATGGAGCCTGCCAGCTGATTAGCGGCGTTCTCTGATTCCGAATAGGCGCGAATGGGTGCCAGCAGTGTCGCGCCCGTTGTCACTCCAGCCGCCATCATTCCTGCCCCGTTCCCCGCCAGGCTGTTACGCACGTCGCGCATCTTGTCAGCTTTGGCCCTGATCGCATTCAGCTTGCGCTGTCGCTCGCCCACATCCCGCAAGCGCCGCTCCTGCTCTGCCAGCTGTTTGTTATAGCGATCCGTTTCGCGGGTAATGCGTGCCGTTTCACGGGCACCGCCGCCCGCAGAGATGCCGAGGCGGTACAGCTCCGCCCTGGCTGCCGCCATCTGCCGCGTTTCCTGCTGCTGCTTTTGCTCCAGACGTGACACGGCCCGCCATTGCGTTTCAAGCGCCGCCGTCTGCTTTTTCGTCGGGGATTCGAGGGCTGACATTTCGCGGGTCATCATCTGCGCACGCAGCCGCGCCTGGTCCAGTTCGGTACTGGTCCGGCTCAGGCTCTGTGACAGCTGATCGAAGGATTTTAACTGGCCCCCCGCATCGTTCAGCCGTTTCAGCTGTTCGCGGGTCTGCCGGACGGCAGAGGCCAGCTCCTTAGAGCCAGCCTGCGCCATTTTTAAAGGGCGGGTGAGTTTATCAACCGCATTCAGAACCACCTGCAGACGCAGGTTTTTATCACTCATCGCTGGCCCCGCTTCGCATTATCGCTCTGTGCCGCCACTCCAGCACTTCTGTAAGCGGCATAACTTCAGTGACGGACGGCGGCCAGTGAAAGATCGTGGCGATATCCGCCACCAGGTCATCTACCGTCAGGCTGTCGGCAAATCTGCAAACGCCGACTTCGGCAACAAAAAATAGACAACCTCCATCGACATTGCGGCAAGGTCTGCCGGGTCAAGGTCCGCCATTTCCTGCGGGGTAAGCGTTGGTGTGGAGATGCGGGGGATCACGGTCATCATAGAGGCCACGTCCATTTCCATCACTGCCTGAAGGCGTGTTCCGCGCAGTGCGCCGGACTGCGGTTTACGCAGCACAATTTCCGTAATGGTGGTATCACCGCGCTTGATCGGGCTATCCAGCTTCACCGTTGCTTCTGTTTTCTCACTCATGTTCTTTTCCTGTTATGGGGTGGCTAGCACGGAAGTCCGCGCCAGTGCTGCATTAAAGGCCGATGGCGTTACGGTGCTCTTCCATCAGGTCAACGCCGTCAACAATTTCAATCATGTTGATCACATCGACCTCATAGAGCACTTCGCCGTTAATGGTCAGCTTCGCATAGGAGTTGGTGCTGCTCACTTTGGTGGTGTTGCTCTCGCCGGTTTTCCACTCGCCGGAATCCACCTCTTTGTGGCGTCCGCGCACAACCAGCTCTACGGCCTGCACCTCGCCGGTGTCATCGCGCTGGATAGAGCCGGTGAAGCGCATCTGCACCCCGTCAACCGTGGCCTTGCCCATCTGTTTGAACAGCAGCGCTTCAGTGCCGCCGATGGTCATTTCCGTATCCAGTGCCCCATCATCCAGCCCCAGATCAATACCGACAGAACCGGGCATGCCGCCGCCGCGATAGTTCTCTAACTTGCGGGAATATTTCGGCAGGGTGATCGATTCGGCAATACCCATCCAGTTGTTTCCAGCGTTAAAAATGTTCAGGTGTTTAAGTTTGCGTGGTAAGGCCATTGCTCCCCCTTATGCGCTAACGCGGGTGGTGAAATCCACCAGGTAACGGTCAGTGATGCGCTGGCGCAGCATCAGGTTTTCCAGTGGCGGGACTGGCGTGTAGTCGTAATCGATCCAGAGCTTCCCGGCTTTCAGGGTGTCTTTGTCGTTAACGCTGTCATCAATCCAGCAATCACCGCCGATGAGGTAGCCCTGATTCACCAGACTGCGCATTTTTGCGCGGATACCTTCGATAATGTCGCGGGCCAGCGACGGGTTAAGCGGCATATCCACCGCCCACATATGGCCCTCTGCCATGGTGTCAGCCAGCACCTGCGCGGTGCGGGTGTAGTTTTCAAACTGGAAGAGCGGGTCATCGCTGAGGCAGCGGGAACCCCAGAAGCGAAACCCGTCTTTGCGGATCAACGTGGTCACGTCGTTCTGGTTCAGCAGTCCGGCATCGGTTGCCGGGTCCTGCAGGTCCCAGAACACATCCGCAGACAAGCCAGTAACGCCGTTGACGCCCACGTTAGACAGGGTTTTGTGCCATCCGGTCTGCTCGTCGATTTTGGCCCTCAGGCCAAGGGCGCGGGCGGTGGCGTAGGCGGTCGCATCCGCCTGCAGTACCGTGTCAAAGTTGATGAAGTCAGGCCAGATCAGCATCCCTTCACGCTGGCTGAAGTTTTCACGGTAGGTGATCGCCTCCTCCACCGTTTTACATCCGTAGGCCGACATATAGGCAAAGGCCCGCAGGCTCTGCGCCACGCTCAGCAGCTCAGTGGATACGGCCTGCGTATCATGGCCCGGTACGCCGAGAATGCGCGGCTTCACGCCCAGCTGCGACTGCGCCGAAAGTAGCGCCTTCATGCCTGTTTTCTTACCGTCAGCGGTCACGCCGCCGATGATGTTAGCGGTGGTTTCCGCTTCGGTTTCGCCCTGGGCAACACGGACCACTACGGTCACAGGCTTTGCCTGGTCTGCGATTGCGTCCAGCGAGCGGGCCAGCGTGCCGGACTCGCCCGCTTTGCCGCTGGCGGTCAGTACATCGGTAAGCAGTACCGGCTTATTGAGCGGGAACATGGAGGCATCGGCATCATCGCCGGTGCACACCATGCCCACGATCGCCGTGCTTACCGTCGTGATAGAGCGGGTGCCGTCGTTAACTTCTACAACGCGCACGCCGTGGTGGTAGTCTTGCGCCATGGAATGAATCTCCTGTTTAGGGGTTCACCCATGGTATGGAAATCATTCACCGCAAGCCGTTGATGGGCGTTGTACCGTGGTTGATACAACCGCAGGCAGAAAAAAAGCCCCGTTACGGGGCTGATTTGTTCAGGAATTTATCGGGATATTCAGGCGACGCGGCTCCAGCACATCAGCAGGGTGTGGGCTTCCACCACGCTGAACGATTTACTTTCGCCGAGGTTGTCGGTTTTGCCGCTTGTCGAATGTTTGTGCGGTGGTAAATCGACAATATGAGCGTGGTCTCCCGCCTCATCCGTGTAATTTCGGGTGCGCCGGCTGTCATTATCCGAACCAACAACATAATTATCATCCCAGACTTCACCCGGAGCGAGCATCCCGCCCCTGTGTTTATGTCGCCCTGCCTCCCTGGTTGTCAGCTCTTGTCCCTGTGACTCGCTGGTTTCGCCGGTAACGTTAATCTGCACGGCTGGCAGGTTAGCCTGCTGGAGTGTGACGGTATCGCTGCCGCCGGTCTGCCCGACGTTCGAACCGTCAGCCTTGCCGATGCGGATCGTTTTATTTTCGCCGGTGTACACCCATTGCGACCACGGCCAGCGCTCATTGGGGTTAAGGTTCTGACTAAAAAATCGCGTCGTACCAACGGGGTTATCATCTTCCCAGAAATCACGCTTTGCCGCCGTTATCGCATCAGCAATCACCTGCTGAATATCCACATCAAGCTGTCCTGCAACCTTATCGGTATAGTCTTTTGCCTCCCCCTTAGCGCGATCAACCTCCTCTACAGTTGCCAGAATGACGGACGGGTCAGCCTTCAGTTCTACATCTGAGGTGTTACTGACTCCGATATAGAGATTTACTGACTGTAGTCGCCCTGAACCCTGGGCAAGCAGGGGTTTATATGACTCAGGCAGGCTGGCAACCGCCAGACAGTCCCCGTCTTCGTCATAAAGTGCCGCCTCGCGGAGCCAGAAACCGCCAACCTGAGGCATGATAATCATTTGGGCGCGAATGATATTTGCGCCACTGTCGGCAATGACCAGGCGATTCAGGGGGGCGCGATAAACTTCATTAACCAGACCCGTCTGGCTCTCATCGGGTGCTGTCGCCGCTCCGCCGCCATCGCCAACGGCCATATGCGAAAAGCCTACGGTCTCCCCTGTCAGAGCCGCAGCGGCGAGCTTTTCCGCCCCCCGACTTGTCATTATTGCGTGATATTTCGTGACCATGTTTTCCCCTCAGAGATCAGAGATCCCCCAGGCTGCATTGAGATACGCGCTAACGCTGTCGATAACCGATGCAACCTGCGCCTGCGTCAGTGCTGTCTCGAAAATCAGTTCCATACCCATCGTAATAGCCGCTCCCGCCGGATAGGCTGCAGGTGCATGATGAGAGCCGATGCGAATTGTGCGATCCGTATATGCAGTTCGGTCAGTCAGCGCCCGCGAGTTCTGCCATGCAAGCGCGCCGCCCTGCCGCGCTCCAATTCTGGCAATTTTGTTATCACCATCAACCAGCTCGACAAATGCCGCCCATTTTGAGGCGTCATAGGCTGCGCTGAAGTAGTTGATCATATTGGTAGGGGTAACGCCGCCGTCCTCCACGAACGCACCGTAAAGGCTTTGCCCGGAGAAAAGAAAAGCCAGACCGTCACCGCGATACACTGCCGGTGCGCCTGAATAGCTGTAGTTCCCCATCATAAATGCCTGTTGCTGTTCGGTGGCCGCCGTCGGCTTTACCGGTTTGCAGATCACGATGTGCGTCTGGTTTTTTGTTGAGACCTTCCCGGTATCAAAGCAGTTACCAAAGCTACAGACCGCCCCAAATTCAGCCAGGATTGCAGGCGCTCCGACCTTTGTCAGCGGGGCGGAATTGTCAGCGCGGTTCCTCATGCTCAGTTCTGAGGTTCCGCCGTGGATATACATCGCCTTTAACCCTGCAGTGACAGGCAGGTTTGGCTGCATGAAGTGCCCTTTTTTCGGATGCGTTCCCGGTATAACGACGTCACCGAGTTTAGGAACGTAAATTTCATTTGTCATAATTCAGCCTTTAATCAGTGCATTATTCAGGGTGGATGCAATCATGTTGCCGCCCACTGCATTGGGGTGCAGGTTGTCAAGAAAACAGCCCAGACTGTTCATTTCATCCCAGGTATCAAACAGGTCGTAAATACTGAAGAATTCGCAGTTCAGCGACTGCGAGAGGTCGTACATCACATCGCGGAAATCAACGAGTGGCGTTGCCGCCGCTCCGTTTGTACGCGGTGGTGCCATGAGGATAAATCCCACGTCAGGGAGCACGGCGCGACAGGCGGCCATATACTTTTGCAGCGCGGTACGGAATGTGGCTGTCGATTCCGAAATTCGGTAATCGTTGTTCCCGATGATGATACAAATGACGTCCGGCTGCATCGTGCTCAGGTACTCCGCGATTTTGTCGGAGAACAACAGAAACTGGTCCGCCAGAATCCCCGCGTTCCCTGCTTTGCTCATTACGCATCCTGCCACGCTGCTGCGCCAGAGATAGAATCCGTGGATAGCAACACGCCCGGCGTTGCCATCGGTTTTTAGGTAGATGGTTCTGGCCTCATCCGGCATACCCGTCAGCAATACCGATTTCGTCAGGCCGGTATTCCCGCAGACAACCTCAGCCCACTGCGTCACCCCGCCGACGTCGTAGCCATACTGAAAACGCCCGTTCAGATCCTGGTAATAAATCCGGCAATCAGTACAGCGGACGTTAGTCACGTTAAAGTAGGCGGTTGCCGTCGTGGTATTGATGGACTGCCCGTCGATACCACAGCCATAAAGCGGTGCTCCGCTGGTCGGCGAGGAGTCGTACAGATCCCATCCGGCAGAGCGAAAAATATTCGAACCGTCCCGCGCAACACCGTAGTTAACGGTACGCCAGCCTAAACCAGCATCGCCATAATCCGCGTGCAGTAGTCCCGCAATAGAGGTTGCCAGTTCGTTATTCTGCGTCCAGCTGTCGCCGGTCAGCATGAAGTGGGGGCGGACAGCCAGACCCGCTTTGAGTTGCGCTTTCTTCGCTTTCCAGCGCCAGAGCGTTCGCCCGTCGGTATGCAGCGGAATGTTATAAGCGGCGGTGTACATACGCCGTTGATACCACCGGGCAAAAATGCCCCGGATGTTTGGTCCGATACCCGTCGCGTCAAACTCGCCGTCCTGGAACCAGAACGGGACAGAATCGGCAGCGTCAGTCATTCCCGGAACGAAGGAGGGATCAACCAGCGGTATGCGCTGATTCAGGGCCTTTTCAATTATGGCGTTGATGTAAGCCCAGACTTTTTGCTGAAACCCCTCAGAAATCATGGACACGTTAAAACCGTTATCCCAGAACAAGGGGATATTATTGTCGCCATCTACGGCCAGGGGGAAGAAGGTGTTATTCACACCGCTAACCCCGGTATTAACTGAATCCCCCAGACGCGCGCGAACGTCCGTATAAATCATCTGGTACAGAGACATAGCGACTCTTGAAACGGCGAAACCGTCATCCCACCAGGCCGGAACACTACCGCCGCCATCGACGAATAAGGGGAAAAAGTTGTCATCCACAAATCCGCTTGAGGTCAGCTTTGCAATCAATTGCAGGGCGGCTTCAATAGCTTCCTGAGACAGCATTTTTCGGCCAGTCTGCTGTAGCGCGCCAGAAACATTCGCGTACTCATCTGCAAGGGATGAGTCGCTATGATTTATCACCCAGCAATTGCCACCCTCTGGAATATTTCCCGCAGATAAATCGTTCTCAGCCAGAGGGAGCGACGGGAAGAAACGGACGCTGTTGATAATCGCTCCCTGACCGAGCAACCCCGTAACAGCCCTGGCAACGCCACCATCATTCAGGAAATAACGAAACGCCAGCGTTTCACCCTCGCCCAGGGCAACGCGAAACAGCTTACCTTGTGGTGTGCCAGCTAATCCCGCTATGGTACCGTCTGGATCGTCTTCGGTTTCAAAGAACGTGTATTCCCTGTAATCGGAAATACCCTCAATCAGCACCTTCAGGAACTGTGTGCGGTTTGCAAGTTGCTGGGCCTGGATATTTGCAGCGCCTTTCGTCCCGCCTTCCACTTTGTCTGCGCGGGAAAGCTGGTAAATCGAACTCTCCCACAGAGTTTTTTCTGTAATATTCATGCTATTTTCCTGAGAAATTAACGCTGCCGAAATAGAACTGCTGGCCGTCGTAGTGAATACTGTCTTCTGGTTCGTATCCCGGCGGATAAACGCTAATATCTTCACCGTCAAATATTGCAGCCCCCAGCCATACCTGCCCTCTGACTCCTGCGGTTAGTGTCATTTGTGCCAGATGCCGACTGACTGGCTTTGCATCACCAATAATTCGCTCAAGCTCGTTTATCATCGGCTCCGTTATGCCGATTTCGTTCAGGTCAATCTCAAGCCGAAACGTCCCGGCGGGGTCGGCTACTTTCCACCACTCCTCAAGGGTCATTGAATAACCCAGCCCCTCGATCACCCGCTTAACTGCCGCCACCGTTCCTTTGCGCTGATGTATCCAGAACGCATCACTGACCGCCTGACGTTTTACCGTCTCTGACCAGGTTTCCTCCCAGCGGTCCACAGAAAAAGCCCACGCCAGATAAGGAAGGAACTTTGCCGGACATTTCCACGGGTTCCACAGATCGCGAAGCGGCACGTTTAAATCGCTGATTCCAGAACAGGCCTGCGCCAACCTGCGCTCCAGCGCGGACGATCCCGGCGGTAACAGGCTATTCATCAGAGCCACCAATCTCTGCTTTAAAGTCGGTGCAATAGGACGCCTGGGTTTTATCTAACACCATGTCAGCCAGCGGCTTCATCAGCTCGACACGCTGCACGCCCTGCACGTGCAATGCGGCATAAATCGCGGACAGCCTGACGTCACGCCCCAGGCGGCGCTGCTCGTTGATATATGCCGTACCCTGCGCTTTCGCCGCCGCCAGAATCGGTTCCTTTGCCGGACCGGGATAGACATACAGAACCGCGTCGATTTCATAGCGGACAATCTCAGCAGAGCGGACGCTCACCCGATCTGCCACAGGGCGCACGGCTTCATCATTCAGGGCATCCCCGACCACCTGCAGCAAATCATCCGACGCGGTGCCATCGCCGTCGCGGGCCAGAATCGTCACCACCACTTCCGCCGGTGACGGGCTGAACGCCGACGCATCCGCCACCCGCCCATCCGAGCTAAGCGCGTGATATTCATAGGCTCCCACTGGTCCGGCAACACTCATCCCTTCAAATGCCGCCGGGATGCGCTGGCGATAATCTGCGTCCGATTCCATTACCGCCTCCGTGGGCGGCGTGGTGGTGTCATCTGCAGCCGTAATCACCCGGCGCTGTACGTTGTTATTCGCGCCTAAATTGTCCAGGTCATCCCCGCCGGAATAGGCCACCATGACAGCTTTCGCCGCCTCGTTAATTCGCTGGCGCAGCAGCAGCTCCCGGTACACATTTTCCTGCAGCGTCTTTACGATGGGTTCCGATTCCAGCGTTAAGGTACGGGCCACAGCCTCCTGCTCTTCTGCCGGATAGAGCGCGACAAACTCCGCCTTACGCTCTGTCAGCAGGGTTTCAAAATCCGGCACATCCACGATTTGCGGCGGCGGCAGCTGGGAAAGGTCAATAACGGCCATTGTCTGCTCCTGTCGATACGGAAAGGGACACAGGCACGCCGTCATTGCGCTGGCCTGCCAGCTCAATCACCATGGAACCATCCATGCTGCTGCTGTTAATCGTGATGGTGTCGAGCTGCAGCCGCGGCTCCCAGCGCTGCAACGCGACGTACACCGCAGACATGATCTGCAGGCGCAGCGCCGGGTTTTGCGGCTGGTCAATCAGCGCGGACAACAGGGAGCCATATTCCCGACGGGCAAGGCGACTCCCCTGCGGGGTCAGCAAAATATCCCGCACGGACTGACGCAGGTGATCCGTTTCCGTAATGGTCTTGCCGGTGTCGCGGTTCATCCCGATATAAAGCGTCAAAATGGACCTCCCGTCGTTCCGCCACTGTCGCCAGGGTGTTTATGCTTATCAGCAACGACGCCGTTTGACGTCATCGCTCCGCCGCCGTGAGTCACATCGCCATTCAGGATCACGTTGCTGTTAATACGGGTCGTGTCGGCCTCGATCACAAACTCCCCTGTTTTGCAGGAAACCAGCTGCGACGACTCAATCAGCACGGCTTTAACGCCCCGGATAATCCAGCGCCCGGTGGCAGGGTCGTATTCGAACCAGCCGCCATCCTCGTATTCGGTCACATCCGCGCTTTCAGAGTCTGACGGCGGCGGGCACGCGTTGGAGTAGATGGCCGGAAGGGCAAAAGCCGTTTCCAGATTGCCGCCGAGGCTGAACAGCACCACCTGCTCACCCGGTGACGGGCACCACCACGTGCGCGACTTCCCGGCACGGTAGGTCAGCCAGTTAATCCAGTTGGTTTCAAGATCGCCTGTTTTCACCCGGCACAGCCAGCCGTCCCGGTCCACTTCGGTCACGATGCCGGTGCGGATCAGATTGGTGATAAGGCGCATAATTTCGGTTAATTGAGCATTCATGAGGGCAAGATTGCATTACCGCGAGCAATCACAAAACTAACCTGCATTGTCTGGTATCTCTTACAATTAAGGGATAACATCGAGATCTAGATGAACTAATAGAAATGCGTGCTCGCTTAGGATAAAAATGATTTTATATAAATATGTTGACTCTGATACAGCTGAATTAATCATTCAAAATTCAACATTAAAATTTTCCAGAGCATCATCACTAAATGATCCATTTGAATTAACTGGTTTACACTATGGTTCAGAGGAAGAATACAAAAACCAAACTTTAAAATTCCGCGCTGCCTCTATGTCATATGGGATTTTATCTCTGACACGAGCCCCAATGAACCCTCTTATGTGGGCACATTATGGAAAGGGCACAAATTATGATGATAAAAAAGGCATTCGAATCGATAAAGATAATGGCTCACATGCCGGGGTGGTTTTTGGCATTGATGCAAACGAAGCAGGACTAAACAATGACGGCATGAATGTCATTCCAGCAAAATATGGGAGTGTCATTTATGCATCAACTAAACCCCACAACCCTTATATAAACTCTGAGAACCAAAACTTCTTTGAAGGAATGCATTTTCAATTCAATCCTGATTTCTTAGAAGCACTCCAGCGAACCTTCCTTTACAAACCTTCCTATTGGTCATATGAGGAGGAAGTTAGAGTGGTGAGAAATATTTCTAGATGCAAAGGTGAAATTCAGTCTATAAAAAAATCCAGTATTAAAGAAATTTACATCGGCATCAGAAATGCTTATAAGCATGATTACTTAGTATTAATGCGTAAAAAAATAAACAAGCAACTTCCTAACTGCCAAGTTTACGTTTGTTTTTTTGATGTTTACGAGTGGGCCTTCATTAAAATATCTATAGATGAAGCTATTGAGCAAATCGCTTCACAATATTTACCCCCCAATAATCCAACGAAGAAGGATATCTCTAGTTAACTCCTCTACTTCATTGTTAACACCAAGCAGGCGGCGCTCTGAATACTTCACCTCCGCCCCTTTTCTGCTGACCCGATCACGCAGGCCATAGTGATGAACGCGGGCAATGCGCTGCACTCTGCCCTCAAATTCGACACTGGCAGAGTCCGGGCTGGCGACGGCTTTCAGATATTTTGTGGTGCGGAGTTTGGCAAACATCTGCCGCCGGATGCGGCCCTGCTTCGTCCGGGCTGTTACCCGGCGTGGTTCGTATGCCGTGCCGTCCGGGTTACGTTGCATCCGGATATTTTTCTGCTGGCTGCGGCGCAGCTGCTGCGCCAGCTCCCGCATCATGCGCTTACGTGCGGCAGGCTCCAGCCCCGCCAGGAGCGCATCTAACCAGGCGTCAACTTCCTGCAGCTCAGCCACGGCTCACCACCCACATTTCGTCCGGTTCTTCCGGTTCCGGCACGGCTTCGACGCTGGACACGTCACCGTCAGCACTGACGATCACGCGCTCTGTCAGCTGCAGGTTCAGGCTGATATCGCAGACATCATTGCGCAAGATATCCACCTCAAACGTAAACAGCTTTTCGCGCAGCTCCGGGTTATGGACAGCATCAGGCTGGTTGTCCATCAGCCAGGCCAGCACGGGAGCCATCAGCAACCCCTGATCGCCGCTGAAATCCACGATCACCACGTTCAGGGTATAGCGATACTCCCAGGACAACGACGCTGCGCCGGTAGCCACCACTGAGCCGTTATCGACGAACAAATGCAGCTTGTCCGGGTTGTCCCGGACATACGCCACGGCTTTATTCAGGGCGAGGCGTAAGGACTGAGGTTTGTTCACTGTTTCTCTCCTGGCAGGAAATTATCGTATCCACCTTGTCGGCACAGACCGACCAGGCGGCCTCTGCCTCATCCAGCGCCGTCAGCAAATCACCGTTAGTGCGTGCCGCTGACTTTTCCAGGCGGCACTGTGTCACCCTGGGACAACCATTCACGGTAAGCTGCACCTCCGGCGAGGGCCGGACGTTCTCGCATCCTGATAATGTCAGCAGGCAAAGGAGTACCAGCCCAGCGGCGCAAATCCTCATTTTCACGTTTTAGCTCCTCAATCCGGCGCTGACGGCTTCGCAGCAGCGCGTTTGTGCTTTCTGCCGCCGCGTAAAGCCGCGTCTGCTCCCGGTTGTTGGTTTCGGTCAGGATGGACAAGGCGATCAGCTGGCTGTTTGTTTTTGCCAGCTTTTCTCCCTTCGCTTTCAGGTCGCTACTTTGCTGATCGATGGTGTGGCTGGCCTCATTCAGTCGCCATGACTGCCAGCCCAGCGCCGCCAGTGCCAAAACCAGAATTACTGCCAGCGTGCGCGTCATTCCCTTATGCTCCTTTTAAACACCAGGCCAGCTCACGCCCGCGACGGTTATCCAGCCCCGGATTAAATATGCCTTTGACATATACCCAGCGCGGCAGCTGATAGCAGGCGTCGCGCCAGCGTTTCTGATTGATAAACTTCACCATGGTTGAGCTGCAGGCATTGCCCGTGCCAACGTTGAACGCCAGCGACACCAGGGCGTCATAAACGTACTGCGGCACGCTTACCAGGACACACCGCGCCAGGGCGGCTTCTACCCGTAATACATTGGTGATGAAGTTCCCCGCCGCCTGCCGCTCTGTGATGGTTTTCCCCGGAACCACGCCCGACGTATTACCGATGCCATCGGTCCACACGCCAGCGTCGCACTGGTACGGCTGCAGGCGGCATCCCTCGTAATCAGCAATCAGCTTCAGCCCGTCCACAGAGGTGTGGAGCTGCTGGAAATTGGGCAGCGTGGCGGCGATGGCCAGCACTGCCCCCACCAGGCAGCGCTTAACGATTGAAGGATTCATATTCCCCCTGCGTAATCTTCCCGCCGCGCAGCAGCTGGTAAGTTTTGTGTTTGTAATACCAGTTGATCGCCAGCATCAGCAGACCAATCAGCACACCTCCCACCGTAGAGGCGTCTTTAAGCGATAAATCGCCCATCCACGCCAGCAGCACAGCGATGCAGTACGTAATAAAGGCGCTGATCCGTTCAAGCGTCATAATTCATTCCCATAACTGGACGGTCTGCACCGTGGTAGCGGTGGCAATATCCGGCAGCTCCACCTGCAGCCCGTGAGGTAAAAAAGGGCCATGCTCAGCCAGCCCCGGATTTGCCTGCAGTACCTGCTCTGTGACGCCCTGCGTGCGCCCGTAATGACGCCAGCAAAGCGCATCCACCGTGTCACCCTGGTACGCACGCACTTTCATCAGATCAGCTCCACCGTACAGTGGGGAGCATCCTGCACCCGGCTGATTGCCCAACGTGCATCACGCCACAGATCACCGCTGGCCTCCGCCAGCTCCTCACCTCGTTTGACGCCGGATGCCGTGGCGTCGTAGTCCTGGTAACGCTCATTCACCTGCGCACGCGCCCAGCAAAACACAGCGTTATGGTAGTGGTGGATGCGCTCGCTTTTGCCGTCCAGCTCTTCCGCCGGTACGTCTGCCAGTGTCTGAAACCCCAGCGCCTGCTGGCGCTTGCGGAAGTCGTACAGCTCCGCATTGACCTCTGACATTGCGGACCGGATGAGCTGCCCGAGACGCGGCGACGTCACCGTGCCATCCGTCCGCATCACGCTGCGAAACTCCGACAAATCCACATCGGGCCAGAATGGGGTGTTTTTGATGACCTCCGCCTGTTCCGGCGCCTGCTCTGGCGCAACAAACTTCATGCGGGTTTTCTCCTGAAAAAGTGGGCGGTGGACGGGATTTTGATAAGGCAATGCCTGTCGCCATCCCGTGCCGCCCGTGCGCGGGGCACGTTCCGTTAGTGACTGTTACGCAAATGTCGCTCCAGCCGCTCTTTGTCCTTCTTTACACCGCAACGGGGATCGAGCTGCAGTGCAAAGTTGTAGTGGTTTAACGCTGCTGCCGGACTGGACTCGCTGATCACAGCGGCGATGGCTTTATGCAGCCTGGCGCGTGACTGGTCCGGCATATCCAGTGCATCCGTCAGTGAAAGCGCCTGCAGCAGCACGTCAGCAGGAAAATCTGCTTTCATGCGCTGCGCGGCTTCTGCCTGGTCTGCCAGCTCTTCGGCGATAACGGTCTGCACGTTGCGACGGCCCAGCGCCTGCGGCATCACCCAGCCATGCCTGAGCGCGTGGGCTGCAATCTGCAGACCACCGGCAAAATCACCGGCATCGATACGCCAGACCATCAGAAACATCAGCACGTCATCCTGCTGCGCTCCACCGGCTGCCAGTACGCCATCCGCCCAGGCGGTATATTTGGGTAACAGCTCCACCTTGATTTGTGCCTTTTTCACGGTGGACTGAACCCCCTTGAGGCGGCGGCGGTCTTCAGCCAGTTGCAGCAGCATCAGGTCATACCCTGACGCATGGCGAACACTGCCGCCCTGACGGGCGGCCTGTTCAGCCTGAACGCGCAGGCGGTGCTGCCGTGCGGGACTCAGGCTCATGCGTTACTCCCCGGCACCGGCGCTGAAATCGCCAATCGTGATGTTTTCCACCAGTGCCACGCAGCGGTAATCCTCCACCACATACGCTTCATTGACGGATTCAAAGTTTTCAATGCGATCACGTTTCGGGTTATCAATCACCGAACGGCGGCGGGTGTCTTCCTGCCAGTAGATGGACAGGTTATCCAGGCGGGTGATCAGTACGGCGTTTGCCGGGAATGACGGGGCGCGAACAGCCTGCAGGCCGCCCATGCGTTTCTGACTGATAATCATGTCAGCCGCCAGCTTTTCGCTGTTCTCCTGGTCTTTATTGACCAGCGGGAAATACTTGTCGGACAACAGCTCACGCCCGCAGATCACGACCAGTTCCGCATCGTCCTGGAAAATCGGGTCAACCAGCTCATTAACGGCATCCATCACCAGCGCATCCAGGTTGGCATATTTACCTCCCTTGCCGACCTTCACCGGGTCTGCAGTGGTGGTGCCATCTTCTGCCGTGGTACTGCCCATCACACAATCCGGGGCATCTTCTCGGACCTTCTGCAGCCAGCCTTTGTTGACGTCCTGCAGCAACGGATTTGCGGCACGGTCTGAGGTTTTGGCACGCTTCACACCGTTAAACCCGATCATGATGCGGTCCAGCGCCTGACGTTTCACGATGGCGTTACGGATGCGCACCTGAAAATCCTGGAATTTCGCCCACATATCCAGTTTTGCGTAGGTCAGTACCGTATCAAAGTTGGTCTGTTCGCATTTGTACTCAACATCCACCATCTCAGTGGGATCAGTTGGCTCGCGCTCCTTCGTGGTCGTGTCAGTGGTCCCGGCAATGGTGCTACCGACGCCCAGGCCCAGAAGCTGGCCTGACTGCTCCGCCACACCAATCACGTTAACCATGGTCAGAAATGCCGTGGACTGCTGGATCTGGTCTTCCAGCGTCTGCTGGACAGACGGTTCAACGGTGAATTTACTGGATAACTCTTCGACTTCCACGCCATTCAGACGCGCCAGCTGCTGCAGGTAAGCGTTAAAGGCAAAACGGGTATTCTTTTTCATGAGTTCTTATGCTCCATCAGCAATTGGTCAGGGTGCCTGCAGGTGCTTCACCACCTGGCGCACGCTGGCGATAATCTTTGCGGCTGTCTTCCTGGCTCAGCCTCAGTTCCAGCGCAGAAAAGGCGGTCTGCTGCTCCTGCAGTGCGGTTTCCAGCTCTGCAATGCGCTTACCTTGCGCGTACATGGATTGATCGGTGCGCTCGCTCAGGCTCTGCTGCTCAGTAGCGACCAGCTCAACAGCACGATGCACATCAGAGAAACGCGCATCATCGGTCTGCTCTTTTTTGGTAAACATCGCGGTGACGCGGGCAAAGAGGGAGGTTTTTTCGCCCTGGACCTCTTCCCACTCGATCAGCGTTTCTTCTGCGGCGGTAAAGAGGTTTTCCGGGTTCTGTTTACGGCCTGCCAGCGGGTTGCTTTTTGCGCTGGCACTAAACTGCAGCATTTCTGTACCCAGGCTTGCCGGGTCGTCAGTCGCTGCAAGGCCAATCAGGTACGCCTTGCCGGTATCGGCAAAGCTGGTATTGACCTCCATCGAGGTGAACAGCTTTTGCAGCTTGCGGGTATACGCCACCAGGTCATCTGACGGGGTGATCCACGCATACAGGGCCATTTTCCCTTTCAGCGGGCCGTCCGTAATTTCTTCGGCCTCCAGCTTATCGACGGTCCCGAAACGGCGGAATGGGCTGTCCGGGGTGTAGCCCTTGATGTGTTCCAGATTAATCAGCGCGGTATAGACCTGCGGGTTATAGCTCGCCGCCATCTGCTCCAGCCAGGCACGCTCGATGGTGCGCCCGTCGGTTGTTGCCCCTTCCACACCAATGCGGAAGCGTTTTGCTTTAACTGCCATTTGAGCGACTCCATCAAATAACTCAGTGAGGTCTTATGGTTGCTGTGATGGAGGGGGTGAAACAACGCGCAGACCTTGTGCGGTAAACCACACAAAAGCCAGCCGGGGAAAGGCTTCTGGCAAGCCCGTATGTTTGTCCCATGGAAACGATGACCCCCGCAGACCTCGATCCCCGTAGGCAGGCACTACTGCTGTATTTTCAGGGATACCGCATAGCCCGCATTGCTGAAATGCTGGGCGAGAAAGCCGCAACCGTTCACAGCTGGAAAAAGCGCGATAAGTGGGGCAGCTATGGCCCGCTTGACCAGATGCAGCTCACCACCGCCGCACGGTATTGCCAGCTGATCATGAAGGAGCACAAAGAAGGGAAAGACTTTAAGGAGATTGACCTGCTGGCGCGTCAGTCTGAACGCCACGCCCGCATCGGAAAATTTAACAACGGCGGCAACGAGGCCGATTTAAACCCCAATGTGGAAAACCGCAACCGTGGCCCCCGCAAACCTCCTGAAAAAAACCTGTTCAGCGACGAACAGATCGAAAAGCTGCAGGAGATTTTCCACAGCTCAATGTTCGATTATCAGCGCCACTGGTGGGAAGCCGGTAATAAACACCGTATCCGCAACGTGCTTAAATCCCGCCAGATCGGGGCGACGTACTATTTTGCCCATGAAGCGCTGATAGATGCCCTGGTGACGGGCCGAAACCAGATATTCCTGTCAGCCAGTAAATCCCAGGCGCACATGTTTAAGCAGTACATCATTGAGTTTGCCAAAGAGGTCGATGTTGAACTCAGAGGCGATCCAATGGTGCTTCCGAACGGTGCCACGCTGTATTTTCTGGGGACCAACGCCCGCACCGCGCAGAGCTACCACGGCAACCTGTATCTTGATGAATATTTCTGGATCCCGAAATTCCAGGAGCTGCGAAAAGTCGCCTCTGGCATGGCACTGCACAAACGGTGGCGGCAAACCTATTTTTCTACGCCGTCCAGCCTGACGCACAGCGCTTATCCCTTCTGGTCTGGTGCCCTGTATAACCGTGGTCGTTCAAAATCGGACCGTGTCGATATCGATCTAACTCACTCCGCGCTGGCGGCGGGCCTGCTGTGTGCTGATGGTCAGTTCCGGCAGATCGTGACGGTAGAAGATGCCGTGCGCGGCGGCTGTAACCTGTTCGATCTGGACCAGCTGCGACTGGAATACAGCCCGGACGAATACCAGAACCTGCTGATGTGCGAGTTTCTTGATGATCTCGCGTCCGTGTTCCCGCTGTCTGAACTGCAGGCCTGCATGGTGGACAGCTGGGAGGTCTGGGAAGATTTTCAGGCGCTGGCCCTGCGTCCGTTTGGCTGGCGCGAGGTCTGGATCGGATATGACCCGGCAAAAGGCACCCAAAATGGTGACAGCGCCGGGTGTGTGGTGATTGCACCGCCAACGGTGCCCGGCGGTAAGTTCCGCATCCTTGAGCGCCACCAGTGGCGCGGAATGGATTTCCGCGCTCAGGCGGAGGCTATCCGCAAACTGACCCAGCAGTACAACGTGTCCTACATCGGCATTGACTCTACCGGCGTCGGTCATGGTGTTTACGAAAACGTGAAAGCCTTTTTCCCCGCCGTCCGGGAGTTTGTCTATAACCCCAACGTCAAAAACGCCCTTGTGCTCAAGGCATACGACATTATCAGCCACCGCCGCCTGGAGTTTGACGCCGGGCACACTGACATTGCGCAGTCATTTATGGCTATCCGCCGTGCCACCACTGCCAGCGGCAACCGTCCGACCTATGAAGCCAGCCGCAGCGAAGAAGCCAGCCACGCCGATCTGGCCTGGGCAACGATGCACGCACTATTTAACGAACCGCTGCAGGGCGAAGCCGCCAATACAAGCAATATCGTGGAGATTTTTTAATGACTGAGAATACCGCACAGGATGCAATGCCACCTGACGTACAACCCAATAATACAGCCTCTACCCAGGCGTTCAGCTTTGGCGATCCCATTCCTGTACTGGACCGCCGCGAACTGCTGGATTATGTGGAGTGCGTGCAGATGGACAGGTGGTATGAGCCGCCAGTGAGTTTTGACGGACTGGCCCGCACCTACCGTGCCGCCGTGCATCACAGCTCACCGATTGCCGTTAAGCGCGACATTCTCAGCAGCACCTACATCCCGCACCCACTGCTTAGCCAGCAGGCTTTTACCCGTTTTGTTCAGGATTATCTGGTATTTGGTAACGCTTACCTGGAGAAACGCACTAACCGACTCGGCGGTATTCTTTCGCTGGAGCCATCACTGGCGAAATACACCCGACGCGGGGTTGACCTTGATACTTACTGGTTCGTGCAATATGGCATGACTACCCAGCCGTATGAGTTCACCAAAGGCAGCATCTTTCACTTGATGGAGCCGGACATTAACCAGGAAATCTACGGACTTCCCGGCTACCTCTCCGCTATCCCTTCAACCCTGCTCAACGAGTCCGCTACGCTGTTCCGCCGTAAGTATTACATTAATGGCAGTCACGCCGGGTTCATCATGTACATGACCGACGCGGCGCAGAATCAGGAGGACGTGAACAACATCCGCCATGCGATGAAAAGCGCCAAAGGACCGGGGAACTTCCGCAACCTGTTTATGTACTCCCCTAACGGGAAAAAAGACGGCATCCAGATCATTCCATTGTCAGAGGTGGCAGCAAAGGATGAGTTTCTGAATATCAAAAACGTAAGTCGTGATGACATGATGGCGGCGCACCGCGTCCCCCCGCAGATGATGGGCATCATCCCCAATAATACCGGCGGATTCGGTGACGTGGAAAAGGCCAGCCGCGTCTTTGTCCGCAACGAGCTGATGCCACTGCAGAAGCGATTGCAGGAGTTGAACAAGTGGCTGGGAGAAGAGGTGATCCGATTCGACCCCTATACGCTGGACATTACCGACAACTAAAGAAACGCCTGCGACTGCAGGCGTTTTTTTTATTCTTTAATTAATGTTCCCCATATCTGATCCATATCAACCTCCTCAACCACAATACAAATTGAACAATGGACATGGTCATCATCAATACGGATATATGAAAACAACCTTGTTTTTACTTTTCCATCAAATTGCGCACGCCCTCCTTTATTCGTGATCGAGATGTAGTCACCTACATTAGGTAGCATTAACAGTGGGTTATCATCTGAATTACACCCAACGACCTCTCCATCATCATCGGGGCGCTGCTCCCCTTTACGCAAGTACTGAAAGTCATAGCTGTATGTCGTTTTCATAAAAATCCTTTCATAATGTTTTAGTTCTATCTGAGAGCACAATCTAAATATAACGCTTACAAAGATCCGTCAACTTCGATACATCCATTTAGAGTAGCTGAGCCATATTTTGCGAAGTGCTATTTTTTGCCACCCCGTTCTTATCCTTTCCCCCCGCCCGCCTGTCAGCGGCCCGGAAAATGCACCGGATTTTCACCATTCCCCCCCCTTGCGCGCGCTCGTATCCCCGCCACGCCTGCCCGCTTTGTGTAGTGGTTTTCATGCACCTGCATGAGAAACGAAAAAGCCCGCCAGAACTGGCGGGCCGGAGCTAAAACGATCCTCAAACGATCATGCGGATTCATGCGGCATGGTCATGCACTCCCTGTGCAGCATCATGTCAATGTAAAATCCTCGTCAAAATCCATGAAATTTGCAGAGACGCACGTTAACTGATTGAGGTATACGATCCCATCGTGGAGTGATACCGGGTATTCGAGTTCCATAATAAATACTCCGTCACACGTCCGGCCAAGCCAATACCCGCCGCCGCATTCCTTCTGGCGTTGGAAAAACACCCAGCCGCCCGGCTCGTATCTTTCCAGCATCTCACCCCGATACACAATCTGGTAGTTGCTATCATGGTTTCCCATAACTAACGCCTCGCTTCTCTCGTTGTTCAACCCGGCAGGCGCTAAAAGCCAGTTTTACCGCCTCGCCAGGTTCTGGTTAATGCATCCAGCTATCGTCCTCCCAGACCTGCTGCATTATTTCCATTACACGCTTTTTATCTTCATCCAGTTTTAACCCGCTTAACTCGATGCCATTGGCGCTACCTTTTCGAATGCGGATCGTGGTTTTGGGATACAGAGGGCACAGGTTGCGGTAAAGCTCGTTTTCGAGGGCTACCAGTGTCGCAGGGCTTATCTTCTGTTCTTTATCAATCATTATTTCGACACGCATAGAGATTCCCCTTAACTGGAAACGTCCATTGACCGCCCGTATTCATGGTTGCGAATTTTCGCCATTAGTTCATCGGTCAACTCTGAAACCCACTGAATAGCAAGTCGCTTCTCTTCATCGCTGCACTCACTAGCCGCTACAAGCTTGATAAAAAAATCAATACGCTGGAGTTTCAACGACTCCAAAAGATAATCCTGCAT